GAAAAGAGAAATGGAAGCCCGACTTGCGGTGTGGGCAACGGTTATTGAGTATTATGGGTCAGATTATAACCAGTGGGCTATTAGATGGCTTACGGAAGATCAAGAAGATGCAAAGATTGGTGACGTTTTGCGTCCATCCTATGAATGGGACATTGAAAACGATGTTTCATGTCATGCGACTACTGGCGAAATGTTGCCGGGTACTTGCGGTGTTGAACTAATTGGAGGAACGCTGGATGAGATAGAAGAAGCAATCTCAACTGCACCATATTGTGGAAAGATTGCTTTGATCGCTGGGGATTTCGCAGGTTATGGCAATGACCCGAAAGAAGTATATTTAGAGAATGCGAGAGTGATGGGGTTATGAAAACATTTACTATTAAAGAGCTTTGCGATAAATGCGCTGAGCTTATGTCCGAATACATTAAAGAGCCGGGCATAATATACTTTGAGTTTTTACTATTAAAGAATTATTGTGAAAGAGTTACTTTTTCATCAATGGCAGAACGAGCAAGAAATGGGTATTTTAACAATAGAGAACAAAAATATTATTGTTTTGGCATAAAACAAGAAGGGCTACACACATACATAGGATTAAAGCCGGCTGAATAGCCGGCATTTTTATGTTTTTGATCCTAACTCATTAGAGAAGAGCAGACATGATGATCCTAGATTGACATTTCCTGTCTTCGAACTGTCGATGAAACAGATAGAACCTGAAATAATGTTGAATGATTGACTGCTTAATCCAGTGAATTCACCGCCATCAACTATTTTTACATCGCTTCCGGTTGATGCGTATACATTTGCCATTGATGTGTTCCCGCTACCCTTGCATTCCGTTACGGTTGCTGTGGTGTGGAATAGAGAAAGGGCATTTCGTGTTGAGCTTGGAGAAAGTGTGCACTGATAAATTTTTGCATTGCTGTCTTGAATACCCAACATGAAATCATTTTTGCGGGATGGGTCGGCATATCGATTATTTCCTGTAACGGTTAAATTCTTAAATTCTATACGTGTACATCCCTTGCATTGTGTTACGTCAAGATTAACATTTGATGCTCCTGTCTGAGGTTCAATTGAAATTTCTTTGGCGCATTGCGGGTAACTCATCAGATAATTCCCGTTTGCCAGGCGTATGCGCGTCTGGCTAATACCATTATTTGGGCACTCGACATGCTTTATCGCTTCGTCGATTGAGTAAAAAGGATAATCAGAAGAGCCGTCAGCCGCCCCGATCAGACTAGTTGATGCATCAACATAGACGGTTGGCTCATATATAGAAGTTTTCGGAGCGTCACTGGAGGTTGATGGTTGCTGACCAAAAAGTGAAAATTCAGCTATGTCTGCCCTGCTAGCAACGATATTTTGGTTAAGCACATGATAAGAGTACAGGCGTATTTTATCGCCACATCGGCACAGGTCCTGTGGTTCTCCAATCCAGTAATTTGAATTTCCCCACATTCCAATATCCATTCCTGTTGTGGCGATCACCTCACCACTATCATCGATGCGGAACACGTGGATAAAGTTTGGTTTGAATCGTAAAACCCCAAAATATCCGCCTCCAAGGTACTTACACGTCTGGATTAAATTCTCTGTACTATACGCGGGTTGTAAGGCATAATTAAGCGGTATATAGATAGGGTCTGAATTAAGGGGTGTAAGGACAGAATATGATCCGATCGCCTGGAGCTGTGGCGGGACTAAGATAAGCGCTCCGTCTGCCCCGTCTTTGTTGATGAAACAAGCGAACTTGTCCAGCTCCGCGATATACTCTACTGAATTTAGATTGAAGGTAGAAGGGGCGTTTCCATGGCTCTGCCATATCGTTGAAAGCCAGGAAAGGTCGATCACTCCGATGCGTGTGATCGATGACGTGGTCACATTGTAGATTACTACATTGGACGTTTTGACCGTACCGCCGGAAGAATTGAGCGTGTAAAGCTGCGTGAGGTAAGCGGCGTTTGCGGTTGATCCCTTTGTTGCTTTTTTGACATAGCACAATGAATTTCCATGGCCGCCGTAGGTTGACTCGCTAAAAGAAGCCAGCTGCGCGTTATTGGAGTATAGCACTAGCTGATTATTGTTGTTCCAGTCGGCGGCGGTCGTGTCATTCCCCCAGTTGTCCCAGCACGTAAGCGTTAAGTCGCTTTCCCCGTCCACGTTGTCGCAGTTACACGTGCCCTGTAGTTTGATGAAAGACTGGCGCGGTGTGATCGTCTCGCCATTTCCCAGCTTGATCAACCTAAAAACCTGAGAAAGGCACGGCATTGTGGTAATATTCCCTTTTATCGCGTTAACCTTTTCTGTGATATCCTCCTGAAATTGTTCGTTGCTCTGGCTGATCTCCTCGATCGACTGATTGACAGAACTTTCAAGCGCGTCAAACTCTTGTTGAATTTCTGAGTAGTCTACGCCATAAGTGTTAGCGTTATCGCTGATGGTTTTAAAGTTTCCAATTACCGCCATGTTATCCCTCCTTGCTTGTCGCGTTCGTGGTCAATGAGAATTTCAGGTCTTTTGTCTTCTCATTGTATGTAATGTTAAGCGTGATTGCCCCGGAAGCAAGCAGGCTATTCACCTGATTTATCGTATATTCCTCTATCTGTGCGTCCACGCGCTGATAAAATTCGTCCATGGCCGCATTTAGATTGTTTATTGCGGCTATGATCTCATTCGTTTTTTCTGTCAATTTGGCCAGCAGAATATAGTCAGTTGGCGCGTCTATAAAAGCAATATTGTTGATCGGGTTGAAGTTGAAAGGAAGCTCCCGGACAGTACGCCATTTTGCGATGTGATTATCGGGGCAGTTAATCGAGTAAGTTTTTTCTTTTTCCATGCTTCTGTCTCCTTTCTATAGTACACTGAAAAATAGGTAGCTCATGCTCTGCCACAGGATGTTCATTTTTGGGTATACGCGCATAGCGGATTCATAGATGTCGCCGCTCGATAACCCGCTGATACCTGAAGTGCGGCGAGTGGTATTTTCCCCCTCGTTCAAATTTTCAGTGTTGTTATTTTTTGCTGTGGTGTCCATCGTGTATGCGCTGGTGTTCGCTGTTTCGGTTTGATCGGACCCGCTCGCATAGTCCAGCCCGTTAAGCGTTGCCTGCGGAAAGGTGGAATTTACGGCCGTTACGCTTGACGTATCTTTGCTGTCAGTGTTCTGTTGGCTTTCGCTGATATTTTCAGATTGCCGCTCATGCTTTGTGATTCGCTGATAATCTTCTGACACGTCTATGTTGCCGAAAATATCGGCAGATTTTGCGGCTGATTCGATAATGTCGTTGATGAAACCGGCGTTATTGTAACAATATTCTTCCAGGTATGCTTTCCAGCGAGAATATGGAGTTACGGCAATTTCACGAAAACGGAAGTGAAGGCAGAACCCTACCGCGAAAAGCGCGGGCTGTGAAATGCTGTCAAGGGGGAAATCAAATACCATAGATGATGCCTGTATGATTTCATCGCGGTTAAGAACGTGTTCCCAGTCTGTTTTCAACAGTCCTCGCATGATTTCTTCCAGCTGAATAGTATATTCAGAATTATCATGATTGACCATGTTCATCACCTCGCGCCATTTCTTCATCAGGCGTAATATTTCTATAGCGCTCGCCCTGCCCTAAATTTTCGCGCGCATCCTCGTTAAATGCGGCATTGAGCAATGTATAAAGGTCGCTGTTCCACATGACTGAAATATCAATTCCCAATTTATTTTTTGCTTGTTCGCATAGCTGTTGACGGGGGGAAAGCGCGATGTCACGAGCTATTTCTATCGCACCTATGTTCCCATTCGTCTCTGACGAGTTAACGCGTTCTCGCTTATCCATATTGCTATTTTCTATTCCTACGCCCGTTAAAAATTCGTTTAATAACTGCTGTTTTTCGATCTGAATCTTATCAGCGATAAAAGGGACGTTGAAGGAAAAAGTGGTTAGCTCGTTGCCCTTTCCTGTCAGTGCGGCATTTTTCCACATGTCCTTATCCACAGTGATAAAAGCATTGTTTTCCGCAATCTGTTTGATCGCCGCAACCATGCTTTGCTTTTGCGCTTCGCTTCCAACGATCGCCCCGGCGCTCGCCTTCTGCAACAACAAATTGATGTCTGCCGTGCGTTGCAGATCGGATAAGCGCATAGCATAGTAATTACACAGTGAATAATCGCTTACGCGTTGTGTGTTGGCGAACGCCACCGCCGCCTCTGAAAGCGGTATAAGCCCATAATTAACACCACAATAGAACGAATACGGTTGAATGTGAGCGGGATATCCGTAAATATTGAGAGGTTGGGCATTAGTGAATGGAAGGGAAACCGCACCTATAATTTCATCCTTGAATATGCAGGCACGGCCAGCGCGGAAAAATGCACGTTCGATCATGTCCGCGTCACACGTTTCTGGGATGTTCCACGTGAAACGATTTTGGCAAATGTTGGCTAAACGGTCAAACCATACAGTGTAGCTGATGTCATTCATCAGCCGTTGCTTTCTTCTGCTATTTCTTGACATTGTTTTTCACCCCCTGCGGGTCAAAATGAACCGGCTCATATAATCTCATCGGATCAGCCTCTAATAGTGTCCTGTTGTCAATGGAATAATTCCCAAATAATGCTTCACTGCGCCACCATCTGATACCCGCGTTATAGCGTGCTTCTATCTGGCTCATGTACTGATAGGGAATCACGCCGGAAAGCATGATTGAAGCCGTCTTTGTGTACCAGTAATTCAGCCGGTGATCCTCGTTAGGAATTCCCAGCCGGTCTACCTTATAGCCGTACATGTCATAATAGTTGTCTAACCTTACGGCCTGTTCATACTTGATCGATCTGCGCTCAAGAAAGAAATCACCCATGCCAGCGTTCACACTTCCCGTACCCGTGAAGAACATATATTGAAATGGGGCATTGCCGCCGCTTCCCCCTCGTGGGGTCATCGGCATTTTTTCAGCGTCCGTCATTTTCGCGTTAAGCGAACGCACAGCCATTGATGATGAAGCGTCTGCCTGTATCTTCGCATTGGTGTATGAGTTATTCGCCTCGTTCTGGCTACCTATCGCGCCAGTAAGCCCGCTAATGCCTGAACCAATAGCGCCGATCACATTGCCGCTTGCTAATCCACCGATGACACCACCAATCGAACCAATGGAATTGAGAAACATATTTTGATCTGCAAGCGCCCGATTGTTACCGGCTATTTCCATCGTAGCGTTGTAATTGGTGAGGTTATTCGCATACTGAGCATTGATCTGGTTTGAATTGAGTGCAAGCCATGCCTTATAAGAATCTATCGCATATGCACATTGTGGATATGCATCAATCTTTATCGCATCGTCTACATCGTTTGTGAGGTTTCGATAATTCTGAGGGAACATGATCGCCTGCGGTGACGGGGATAGCATATAATAGCACAAGCAGGACACGTTATAAGTATCTGCTAGCTCGAACATTAATTCACTTGATGCCCCAGTATTGCTTCCGGCCACACAGAAAGTATATGGGTATGATAACAATATTTTATTGCGCGGCGTGTAGTTATCCACCGTTTCTGGTGTGTCGATCGTGAGCGTATAAGGATTAGTGCCATAGAAGGTGTTAGGAACCTGGCATATTCCTACGATGGAATCACCTGCACCCCCTTCGGTTAGGTCATTAATATAGCTATTTATCGCATTGGCAAAAGCGTTATCATTACCATATGATGAACGGTTGATTCGATGACCATCTACGCCATTATATAGCCCATAATGCGTGCTTGATGTTTGAGCGCCGCTTGCGTTCTGCGCTGACCAAACGATGACCGAATAGCCGCTTAATCTATTAGTCACTCGCTCATCCACGATGTAGTCCCCGCATTCCAATTGGTCTTTCAACGCGCTTCGCCCTGTGTAAATGTTCTGGACCGTATCATTAGTGACATGTTCACGCTCAATGTATGCCTGAACAATGCCATACTCAAAAAGATATGTCTGTAACGCGTCAACCTCAAAGGAAACTGTTGAGCTGTTCACGCTATTCTGAACTGCCCCTGTCAAGTAGCAATAATACCACTTGTTTCGGTTTTTTATCATGAGGTAATTCGCGCCGTTCAAAATCGTTTCTGCGTCATAATTAACTATCATCGTCCCCTGCATGATGTTAATATTCGTGTAGGTGTCATCGCGTAATGAAAGCGTGGGGCTTTCATGTTGACGAAACCATATTTCCTGAGTATAACGATCATAGAAAAATATGGTGTTTTCACCGCTAATATCGGGAATCCCCGCCAGGAAGATAACTTCCGCGGCGGGGATAACATTTGAGACATCACCTATCTGAATCATACGGCTGTCGCTTTGATCGACACTGAGGCCTTTTTGCTGCTGTCCTGCGCGCTCACGATGTTAACAACTGAAAGATTAGCCCTTTCCTTGTTCACGGTGAGTACACCGTCAGGCGAAACGGAGAAGGTACCATCCACGATTCCGCTTGAAGTGAAGTTAACCGCCTTGGAATAGATTCCTGTACCCGTAACTTCCCAAGTGAGCGGTAAGGAAGAACCTTCCGGCAAATTGATGGTTTTTCCGTTAAGCGGGGATGTGACCGCGGTCACCGTTCCCAACGTGTTGTCAGAACTCTGTACATAGGCAACTGCATTCGCAAACGGGCTGGAAGCTAACAGCGCCCAATAATGCAGCCAATTCTGCCATTCCATTGACTGGCCATTAGGCTCCTCATGCCATTCATAAAGGCGGTCATACCACTGTACTAGCCCATTGTCGAAAGTAATTGCGGCAACCGCGTCCAACGTTTCAATTTCGTCCTCAGTAAATTCTTTCACATTCTCGCTATCGTCAAAGAAAGCTTTCAACCGTGTAAAATCAATATTGCTCAGGCTGTCAACCTTCTTAACCTGCCCCATAAAGTTAGCGTAGTCTAAATTAAATGCGGCCGCCAACACAGAAATGTCATACTTAGCCCCAAATGAGGTTGTCAGCATAAATGTAACATCATTAGGACCACTGCACCAGTTGACAACACCAGCGCTATTGTAGTCAGAGCGGGGAAACATGAAATTATCAAAGTCTTCCTTCATCTGCATTGCCGCGGCCTTTGCATTCGCTTCGGTATCTGACCCGGACACCTGCGAAATAGGCACTGTCTTGATCTGTCCGTCTAAGATTTTTCTAGCAAGCAGATACTTAATTGCACTCATTTGATCTACTTCACAGCCTGCGGCCATCGATGTGAACACCTTGCCAATGAGGTCGGCCATTCCCCCTTCTGTCGTGAAGGCCATTTCAATCATAGGGCGGTTGATGGTCGTTTTATAGAATGTTTTGATGTTGATACGGTAAATCGCTGTTCGAACATCCGCGATCACACGCTTGAAAATTTCCGTGGCGGCGATGTCAGGATTGTAATTGTTTGGTAAAGCGATCTGTACAAAAAATTCTTCTACTAACTCGCCCAAACCGATCAACCCTTTTTTAAAGTCGCGCCACTTATTGTAAAACATTTTTGAAGAACCAAAAATGAACGCAAACTGATTGACCATAGCGCTATAAAATTCGTTCAATAAGCTTGAATTATTCATGATGATCTGCCCGATTTCTCGCGAGCTTGCAACGCCATACTCAGCGAGCTGCACAGCGTTCTGATATGCCTCGCTGGCCGTGCTTCTGATCGCGTTAAGATAATCAGCATTTTGGGCAGATGCATTCATTGTTACATTCTTCGGTGTAGTTGCCATTTCTATTCACTCTCCTTTTCAACAAAAAGTTCTTCCATCGGAAGCGTTTCCGGTTCATCGTCACCTTGCGGTTTCGCGTCTGTTCCTTCGCTGTCATCAACCGGTTTATAATCTTTATCATCGCCAGTTTTCCATCTGTCGATGTACCGCTGGCGCATATCCTCATATTTTTTGTGCCAATCAGTCAGAGGATTTACCTTTGCTTTAACCGATCCATCCTCAAGGATATCCACATAATCCTTGAGCAATCCATCACGCTCTTCAATTTCGTGCCGAATTTCAGAAAATAATTCTTCTGTTCTCGTCAAGACGGCATCGTCTTCGATGCCGCCCATGTAGTCGGCCAAAAGCGTGTTAATTTTGCTTGAATCTCGCATATTTTCATCTCCTTTTTAAAGTATAATAAATAAAAGGCATTGAAGAAAATTCCGGCTCAGGTCCCGGCCCCGGGCCCGGGCCCGGGCCCGGCGTACCGCCATCATATGTTTGAAATGGCAATCCCATGCTATTAATGATAGTGGTATCATTAATATAGAATATATCGGTGGGTTGCACTGAATCATCCAACGCCCAACACTCATTACCGCCGGAACATACAATGCCATAATCTACCAGTGTTTTCCCTGTTCCGTGCACTTGATCGATGTGGACATGATCACCGGTCACCATACCAGCTGTTCCGGTATGACCAATCAATTGTCCTTGTTTGACGGTTGACCCAACCGTGGAATACGGTGGGTTGTTGTCATGGCCAAATTCAATACACACATACCCAACACCGCCCGGCGTTATCACTTTTTGCTGAGACTGCCAAATGCGGGGCATTCCGTTAGCGGCCGGCCCCGCATAAATTAATCGCATATCACAAGGGGCATAATAATTAGCGGTTGTGGTAGCTCCTACACAGTCAAACGGATGCCCGCAACAATGGGAAAAACTGCCCGGGCTGGATGTCTGAGTGACATTGAGTACGGGCAGGGGAAACAGGCATACCTGTAACCCTCCATCCCCGGTAAGCGTCTGTCCCGGTTGCATTATCCCCCCATGGAATTGATTACTTCATCCGGCGGAAGCGTGCATAACATATCAACCTTTCGCGCGCAAACCCTCAGATCATACAGCAGTCTTTTCAGCCTATCAGGATCTTCTTCATTTTCACACTGCCTAAGGATAATATGCATATTCCGGTAATATACCCGCATTGCTGATTCTGCCGTCAAGTTATACGGCAATTCGTAGTCTCTCATCATGACAAGTACGCATTCACGGCCTTTTGTACCTCTTCATAGTCATAACCGGCCTTTTCCAGCGCTGTTTTTCTCGCGCTTCCATTGCCATAATCACCACGAATTACAGCGTTGACTACCTCAGCCGTCACAGCTTTTGCACCGCCGCTCAAATAATCGTTAACTGCGTCCTGCACTTCGTCATAATCATAGCCCGCTTTTTCCAGCGCATCCACGCGCGCCTGTCCATTCCCATACTTTCCCGCAATTACATCTTTTACGAGCTGTGATGTAACTTCTTTTGGATTGGTGGCATTCAGCGCGATCGGTCGTAGGAATCCTAACACACCATGAGGGGAAATCGTTACAATTGACGCCGCTCTCTTTCCGGCCTGATTATACCCGAAAGCCATAACCCGCGAACCGTTCCAGCCAACGAACATAGCAACATGACTGTCAGGGCAATCAAGTGACCCGCTGTTCCATACCAACCAATCACCATATGTCAGCGTTTTAGAACCGTATGAATAGCGTGCGAAAATCTTGGAAAGACCCAAGGCAGAAAAACGTTTATAGATTTCTTTTGCATATCCACTGCCGCCAATAGCACCTAAATTTTTCCCTAACTCCTTACACTGGAGTTTAAAAAGGTCAACGCACTGCACACCGGCTACACCGTCATAATCAATAGCTGTATTTTTGTACTTCTGGTAGAAACTTTCACCCACAATAGCCATTAGTTTTCACCTGCCCCCATTTTTGACATGTAGTCCATGAATGTCTGAATCATGGTCTTGATCTCGCTGATTGCCTCAGTGTTGCCGTTGATCGTTTCGGTTAGGCTGTTCACTTCGCTTTCATGGCGGTTTTCCTGCCGCACGATGAACCAACCGCAGAAAATAAGGCATGACACCGGAACCCCTAAATTCTGCACGATCTCAATAATTGTTTGAACATCCATTTTTTCACCTTCCTTTACATGGCTATTATAACACGTCTACAAAAAATTTGAAATAAAGGCTAAGAAAATTTCTTTTGTTTTTACGCTGTCATACCTTATTCGCTGTGCCATGTAATACTTTTTCAAAATCACAGCAAGAAATGTATTCCGATATAGGGCAATTTCAGTCTCGCTTTCCACTTCTCGGGAAAGAGCAATCACCTTAGAAAACTGGGACTGAGCGTGTTCGCTAACGAAAAACTTATCGCCGTCAAAATAAACGCCCATCACCGCGTCGGCCTTTATCGTCAGATAATATTTTGCCCCGCGCGGTGGCTTTTCAATGTAAAGGTCATTATCATAGCCAAACTGATTATAAAGGGCGAAAGCTTCATAGCTAGTACCATGCATCAGTTCACCCGCCAATGTATTTTTACGCTGTTCTATGAATTTTTCATTGACACCGATATACAATAGTATTTTCTTATTATCGCTAATAGAAATGTTGCCTTTCTTAGGCAGTCTCAACGACCAAAATAGCACATATGGATTATATAACACAGACGCATTACCCGTCATGTACATTTTTACGTCATCCCTGTTTCGAGCTACAGTGTCAAAAAGATTCATCAGCTTTTTCGGCTCGCTGTATAAGTATTTTTCCTGACTGTCGTTTTCAATCAAAAACTCATCAAAGATAATTATGGAAACATCGGCAAAACTGGCCGGTTTAAGATTCTGCGCCTTGCTCAGCTCAGCCACATACCCCACCTGTTCGCCATTCTCGAAAAAACCTTTTTTCATCGTCTTCACATCGCGGCCGCGATCTGCATTTATGTCTGCAAATATCTGCATTCCCTTTTCTGTAATATCCTTCCAGTTCTGCGGACGCCTCACCACGTATAAGAATTTCTTGCCCTTCTTGATTGCTTTTAGTACCTTTTCTTTCCACCCATAGGTTTTGCCAAAACCTCTATTAGTTTCGAGAATATTCACCGGACAGGCGTACCCGTCTATTTCTCGCCAGTTTATATAATTCATTTTTTCACCTCGCTTTGTTTCACGTGAAACATAAATAAAAAAGGAGAAACAGGGGCTGAAAGATTCGGCTAAGCGGCGGAACCACCCGCGCATGCGCCCGGCCGCGGTCAAGCGGTGGTTATCCGGCACGCATCACCTAACTATTATAATCTTTGCCCGTGTTCTCCTTTTCAAGGCCGGAAGTTTTCCGGCTCTGCTTATATTATAGCAGGATTTTTTTTAATGTCAATCTTCCTTTATTTGAAAGGTTGTTTCCTCTAATAATATGCCTGTGCTTTTCTGCACCGGCCTTAACTTTCCGGTATAGACAGCCCCTACATGGAAATTTTCCCATGTGACCTGCTCACGGCAATTTTTCGGCAGTCCAGCAATGGTTATTTTCATCATACGCCCATTCCTTACAGGATAACCGCCGCGGTCAGCCTCTTTTTCGTCAGCGTCCATTTCCTCTATATAGCACTTTGGATGAAGGTAGCGTGCGCGGTAGAAGCGTCCTTCAATTTTCATCGCGCCCAATCGCACATCATCTATATCAACGCCCACCGGATCCTCATCGCCCAAAAGGTGCAAGCTATCCGTGTCCATATAAAGAAAACGATCATAATTTTTCTGCGCGTCCCGGATAATGCCCGCCCTGCCATATGCAGTGATGAAAGCAATCACAGGTACATATCCTTTGTGCGCTTCGTCCGGTTCTTCCACTAATCGATGCTTTATCTTTCCGTCATAATATGGCTCTTTCTTGTACATCAAGCGTTTTGTGCCAAATTTTCCTGAAAGTTTATTTTGCATATCTTTGGCAATCTGCCGTCTTCCTTTGTTTCCTTCCTCGCTGGCCTTTACTTTTTCGGCCGCCCACTTGTCGACAAAACCCGCGAAAAGCTGGCGGGAACCGCGAAAGGAATAATAGTCAAGCCACGTTATGTTATATACCTCATACTGTTCCATCATCAGATCTATATCAACATTAGTAAGCGTCAGCTCTATGATCCCGTCCGTTTCCTCGATGAATTTCACATCGCGAAACCTTGAGACATGCTTGCCCATCACAGACGGAATATGATCGTCCTTAACTTTCAAGGAGCATGTCAACCGCTGAATGTATAGCGGAAACTCTTTTGTAACCCTGGCGCGCCCCTTCCCGCACACCGGCTTCCCCCATGGCAAAAGCTCAAATCGCATCTTTGCAGGGTACATGGAATTATAGTCAAGAACGATGCCAGCGCCAACGCTTACCCCCTTGAACTTTTTACCAACCTGAGAAGATCCACCATAGTACGCCTTTCTGCAATATTCATCCTCTTCACGGGTCAATAGTGGAAACCACTTTTTGAATTTTTTGTAGCCTATCTGTTCGCCATACTGTGCATAGGCGTTTGCGCTCTGCGTCATCTTGTCCAGTCCGGCGGCAAAAATCACCTTCAAGCCCTTGTATACGATGTCGCAATCCCTGTGAAGATAGTCCCATTCCTCAATAGTTGGCACATATCCGGGCGGGCGTGGCTTTTCATAGTCTATTTCACCTTTTGACACTGGGATCCCGAACGCGCCGCCAATGTCTGCAACCGGAAGGGAAATAATTTTGAAGCTATCATAGATCGTTATCACCGCGTCATCTTTCCAAAACCTCAACATGTAGTATTGACCACTGTCCGATATGATTGAGGTAAAACAACGATCACATTTTTCCCATACGTGTTTCCACCCATGTGAAAAAGCCCAACACATAATATAAGAACTATCAAATTTCATGTTATGAAAATACAGCACCTTGGAATCGGAAAAAGCCCACTCAACAAATGAATCTATTTCCGTGCCGGCACATTTTCCGTCATCCCCCAACGCTTCCCAAGCCCATACGCGCGGGACTTCCTCAACCGTTGTTTCAAAGTCACACATGTACCAGCTCATACGCCATAGTTATTGACGAACATTTCCCAATGCGACAGCAGGCCTTCATAATAATCGTCTATATCGTCATCCATATAGAACACTTGGAAGTCAAGATAAGAATCGGCATAATATGAAGCCGCAATCATAGAAGCGTCTATTTTCTCTACCATTTTCGCAATAGGATTATCTTCGCCAAACGCTTCCTTGAGCTTCTTCAAATAATTTTTCTTGTATTTTCTATCACTTTCTTGCAATAGTTCTAAGTTATTCGTACGCTTTAGCGCTTCCGTGTATTTTTTGGCACCTTCACGCCCCCAATTTTGAAAATCCGGACTAGTCATCGTGGCCATGTCATGTAACCGCTCTGCTTCTATTAACTTTCTGCGCCGCGCCTTGCCACGCATCTTCTTTGCTTCTTCCCTCGCTTTTTCAGCCGCCGATATTACGCGCCTATAATCCCTCCGCGCCTTCAACTTTGCTTCATTTAATTCCCATTTGCTGACGGCCACGCCCTTTTCGTTCATTACAGGCTGGAAAGCCCCCTTTCTTGTAGCTCTACGAATAGAGTTTAAAAAGTCATTTGCTTGACGGGCATTTTCAAATGACTTTTTATAGATGTAATCAGATGCTTTCAAATTTTCGGGAAGATAAACAGCGCCGTACGGGTCCGCGCGGCGCTGTTTGTTTAAAGCACGGTTATAGTTTTTAATGGCGTTCCTAAATTTCTGGACATTTGTCTTATCCCATTTATACGCCATAATCTCACCGCCTTTTTATTTTTTAATTACTTGGAAATTATAGTACACCTTTGCACCCTTCTTGTTCTGAATTGGTTTCAACGTCAAAGGATTTTCAGGTGTCGGTGTGCCCTTGAATCTCATGATTTTAGACAGAGCACTGAAAGCCGTCATGCTCACACAGGATACCGTGCGACCGTCCTTGCACATCATTAAGATCCTTGGAAGGATACGCATCTCACCCGTGTTTTCATCAGCAATCTGTACGTTCTCAAGATAGATATCTGTTACGCTGATCTGTGTGTTCACCACATCAGACAGCGCGACAGTTTCACCGGTAATGCGTTCCAGCATCTCATCATTTCTTTCTGGTGTCCAGCTAGCCCAATCCTTGCCCACAACTTCTGAACTTTCACCGTTCCACATTGCCGCATAATTCTTTTCGTTTTCACCCGTTTTTACTTCTACTGCTACTGCGTTTCTTTCTTCCATGTTCTTCTTTCTCCTTCTCAATCATACTTTTTTCTTAACTCTGTTTTAACCAGCTTCGACTGGCTAAAAAATTTATCGTCATCCATGACATATTCTTCCCGGTATACATGAGATGAAATCATCATGAACGGCTTTCCTTCCGCAACGTTATTCTTTACGTATGTCGCGGAACTCCCAAAATTGAGTTGTCCCGGCGCTGTAATTTCGCGCTCTGGCTCACTTTCAATCCGGAATTTGATAATAGTATAATATCTATATCCCTTCATTGACCGCGTTCACCACCTTTCTAAACAAATTATAAACTACTTTCTAAACATCTTCAAGCGCTTTTACCAAATCTCTTTCAAAAAATCGCCCTACAACCGCAAAGCGCCCCCATCCGTCACAGATGTAGACATTTCTTGCGGAATATCGACCGCTTTCAAGCCTTTGTCGCTGCGCTTCTTTGAACCCCCATTTTAAAGACTTTAGCATGCCGTCATCTGTAAGGCCAAAGTTTGGACATTCGACCAAAATATCGTGTTTCCGCAACTTGCCTGAAAAAGTCAAGCATGAGCCATAATAAAACTCAGTTAAAATCAGGGTCACTGCACCACATTTACGCAAAGCGCGCAACACTTCATCTTTTTCCCTCATCCTTATTTCTCTTTTCTTCTCTTTCAATGCTTTCCATGCTATCCTGATATATGCAGGCAATTTCAAGGCGTTCATAATTTTTGTGTCGTCTGAAATGATCGGCTATCAGGACAGCCACGGCGCGCGGCGGAAGACGCACGCGCCGTATTAACATCAATAGACTGTACTCCGTTCTGCTCAATTTTACCTGGTTCATAATTCTACTTCACTTTCTTCTAAGACTGATTTATGACAGTTTCGTTATTGTTCCCTCTCCTACCCATACGGTTTTCATATCACCATATGTTGCAATGTAACTGTTAAATTTGTATTCGTGCTTGCCGATTGCAAAATAAATTTTTGTTCCGCTATCGTTGCGGGTAATAATTGTGATGTCATTCAACGCCGGTTTAAATCCATATTCGGCTCTTAACGCCGCCTGTGCAGTTAACTTGCATTCATTACTTGTTCTTTTCATCACGTTCTCCTTTAGGGGTTTGCCCTTTCTCTTTACGATTATATTATAGCATAGTTTTATAAAATGTCAATAGATTTTTGAAAAATGTTTTGGGCGTCCTTGTCGTATTTTTAAAGGGGAAATGTTTT